ACTCATCGTCGTGCCGCCTCTCATCTAATGTTGAGGGTGTCCATCCTTTGGAGTGCGGCAGCCCCGCTTGTCAGCGCCGGTGCAAAAATCCCCATAGTTCCGGTTGAATTTTCCCCACCCCTTGACGTGGTACACCAGAGCCTACTCCGCATGGAGGAGGTTCTGAGACTTGTTAAGGGGGCGCGACGTGCAAGAACTGAAAGAACTGCAACGGCAAGGGATGAGTATTCAAGCGATCAGCAAGCTGACTGGTTGGGATCGCAAGACGATTCGCAAGTACATGCTGGCAGCGGGGGTGGTGCCGGAGTACGGACCACGCGCGGAGCAGTCGAGCAAGCTGGATGCTTTTAAGCCGTATCTGGAAGAGCGGCTGCGAGCGGGAGTATGGAACGCCCGGGTGCTGCTGCGCGAGCTGCGCGAGCGGAACTTCACGGGCGGCTACACGATTCTGACAGACTGGCTGCGACCGCAACGCCGTTCGGCGCGCGCGGTGGCGGTGCGACGCTTCGAGACACCGCCCGGCAAGCAAGCACAAGTGGATTGGGGGCACCTGGGGTCGCTGCAGATGGAAGGACAAGAGCGCAAGTTGTGGGGCTTCGCGTTCACGCTGGGTTACAGCCGAAGGATGGTGGCGGAAGCGTCGCTGGACCAAAAAATCGGCACGCTGCTGCGTATGCACGAAGAAGCTTTTCGCCAGTTGGGCGGAGTTCCCGAAGAGATTCTCTACGATCGCATGAAAACGGTGTGGTTGGGGAACGATGAGCGAGGCGAGATTGTTTGGCATCCGGTGTTTCTGGACTTCGCACGCTATTGGGGCTTCACGCCACGCCTATGCCGGCCCTACCGTGCACAGACGAAAGGGAAAGTGGAGTCGGGCGTGAAATATGTGCGGCGGAACTTTCTGTGTGGTTTGCAAGGACGAGAGCCGGACAGCCTGAGCGATCTGAATGCGCGACTCCGCGAGTGGATTTGGGAAGTAGCGAACCAGCGCGTGCATGGAACGACGCACGAGAAGGTGGCCGTGCGTTGGGATGTCGAGCAGTTCAGCTTGCAGTCGCTCGCCGGGCGTCCAGTGTATCCGTACGTGGATGGCGAGCTGCGTAAGGTAGCGCGCGATGCCTACGTCGATTGGCAAGGGAGTCGGTATTCCGTGCCGTGGCAGTATGCGGGCCAGGAAGTGTGGGTGCGGGAGATTGCCGATGAAGTGGATATTCGCACCGGCCGGGAGCGGATCGCGGTGCACGGCAAAGCGCAGCGGAAACACAGTGTGCTGACATTTCCTCCGCACCACCAGGGTATTCCATTGGGTGCCCGAAGCGCGCCAGGCAAGATCCTGATTCACATGCGGCAGGGTGCACCGGTGGTCGAGAAGCGCTCGCTGGCGGCTTATGAGCGCGTGGCGAACGGAGGCGGGCGATGAACACTCCGATCGAGAGGTTGCAGACGGCACTGGAAACCTTAGGATTGAAAGCGGTGGAGGTGCGGCTAGAAAACTTATTGGAGCAAGCCTCGAAGAAGGAACCGAGCTACGCGGAGTTTCTCGATGAGTTGTTGAACTGCGAGGTGGAAGCTCGAAGGACGCGCTACCTGCGAGCGCGGCTGCAGTTGGCGCATTTTCCTTTCGTGAAGACGCTCGAACAGTTTGATTTCAGTTTTCAGCCCTCGATTGACGAGCGACAGATTCGGGAGTTGCGGTCGCTACGGTTCATCCACGAGGCCAGCAATGTGATTTTGCTGGGGCCACCGGGCGTAGGGAAAACACATTTGAGCGTGGCACTGGCGGAAGAAGCGATCCGTTCGGGGCTGGGCGCGTATTTCATCACCGCGCATGATCTGACGGCGGATCTCGGACGAGCTTATCGGGAAGGACGGCTGGATCGCCGGATGCGGGTGTATCTGGCGCCGAAGGTGTTGGTAATCGACGAAGTGGGTTACCTTCCGCTAGACGATCTGGGGGCGACGATTTTCTTTCAGCTGGTCAGTGCGCGGTACGAACGGGGAAGCATCATCCTGACTTCGAACAAAAGCTATGGGGACTGGGGTTCGATCTTTGGCGACTCGATTATCGCCACGGCGATCCTGGATCGCCTGCTGCACCACTCGACGACCATCAACATCCGCGGCGAGAGCTACCGGCTGAAAGACCGACGCAAGGCTGGACTAGTACCTCCGCGAGGGCAGGACGGGGCGGAAGCTGCAACTCGTTCCTTGGCCTCGGACTCCGTTGCGCCCAAAACGCGCCAAAAATCGGCGCTGGGCTCCACTCCGTCCGAGGCCAAGGAGGCCCATTCATGAAGCTTGGGGGTGGGGAATTTTCGACCGGCACAATGGGGAATTTTCAACCGGAATTGACAATGGCACGGCCCTTCGAGGCTCAGGGTCAATTAAGGCCGCGACTTACAGAAGAAAGAAAGCGCTGGCTCGGAATGACCGAAGCCGAGCTGAGCGCCCAGGCTGAAGCCTAGGCTACAGCAGAGGGGCTTGCGCGGGTTTGCGGAGCTTTGGGCAGGAGGAAGCGGAGGAGGATGGCAGCGTACGCAAGAACGATAACCATGGCGGATTTCCGGAGAATGGATCTGCTCTCCGGAGAGGTGCACGTCGTAGGCGGATCCCGACGGCGCAGGGGAGTGCGCCGGCAAGGAAGGCGGGCGAGTTGCAAATCGCCAGCGGTTTTGGCTGGACCTGACGCCGCATGTGGCGCGGCCGCCGGCGGGAGTGCGCACACCTCCGCAGCACACGCCGCGAGCCGCGAAACGGACGCAGAGCCGGCAAAACCGAAGGCCGGGAAGGCCGAGCGCACTCCTGAAAAGAAGAAGGGAAAGACCTCAGAGAAAAAAGGCCGGCGAGGGAAGGCGAAGAAATCCCCTAGCGGCTCCAAGAAGAAAGAAGAAAAGAAGAAACAAACTGGAGGCGGAAGTGGCGGCGGAAATAGTGAAAAGCCGATCGAGAGTTTGTGGGACGAGCGGGTGCACCTGGACGGCGGTGAAGATTTGCCTGCGGATGGAGCCGGGTTTGTGGATGCAGTGAACGAGTATGTAGACCTGGTGCGATTGACGGATTCGCTGTTGAGGGAAAGGGACGAAAGATCGTCGAAGAGTTTGCTGGAGAAGTTGCTGGAGATGAAATACGGGAAGGGCACGAAGGCGGAGGCGGCCGGAGTGAGACCGATTCTCTGCGATTTGCCCGGACCCGTTCGAGATTGAGGAGGAAGCAATGACGAGCGCAAAGATCGCGTTTATTGGAGAAGTGGCCCAGATTGGCGGGGTGGGAGCGGTGGTGTTGGGAGTGGTGTTGAGCCTGCGCCATTGGGGAGAGGCGTTGGCGTTGGTTGGAGGGATCGCGGCGTATTTTGTGGGGAAGAAGTTGCGGGGTGCACAGAAGGCAGACGCGACGAGCTAGAGATTGTGAAAGGCGGCCGTGGCAAAGGCTGGCGAGAATTTGTGCCGCACCTCTGGCGCTCGAGGTTTGTGCGACTCGGTACCCAGCGTTGACGCGCTGGGCTAACGTCTGTCACGCCTCCGGCGTTTCGTGATTCGGAATTGACATAGAAGCAGCGTGGGCAATGGCGGGAGTTGCGGCAGGTTCCGACGGGTCTTAGGACCGGCGCTACGCAAGGCAGAGTGAGGAAAGTTGATGCGTGAAGAAAACGCGCGAAAAGGGAACCAGGCTGGCCAAGAAGAAGGACCGCGAGGGTACGGAGCAGGGGAAGGCCGCGACGGCGGAGTTGGCGCGGGAGTCGACATGGGATCGGTTAAGCAAATGGTACAAGGCGTCTGCGCGGCAGACAGAATTTCATGAGGCGCCGGCGAAGTATCGATTGTTTGGCGGAGCCGCAGGACCAGGGAAAACGAAGGCGCTGCTTTGGGAAGCGATTAAGCAAGCGCTGGAAGTAGCCGGCAGCGACACACTGCTGCTGCGGCGGACGTATCCGGAACTGGAATTATCCCTGTTGACGCAATTCCGGAGAGATGTGCCGAGGGATTTGTATCGAAACTACAACGAAGAAAAACATGTGGTGACCTGGAATAACGGGTCAACGACGAGATTCGGGTACTGCCGGAACGAGAATGACGTTTATCAATACCAGGGCGCGGAGTTTCTGTTCATCGGGATTGATGAACTGACGCATTTCACGCTGAAACAGTGGCAATTCTTAACATCGAGGAATCGATGTGCGGTGCCCAAATACACGGCGGGACCGAATCAGGGTAAGAGTGTGTTCCCGTGCATGGCGGGGGCGACGAACCCAGGGAATATCGGGCACGCCTGGGTAAAGGCGCTGTGGGTGGATAAGGTGCCGCCGGCGGGATACGACCGACCTGGACAATACGATCCTGCCGATTACGACTTCATTGCCGCGCGGATTCAGGACAACCCGATCTACGCAGACGACAAGAATTATTTGAAGACGCTGGATGCGCTGCCGGATCGATTGCGGAGAGCGTTTCTGGAAGGGGACTGGAGCTTTTTCGCGGGGCAGTATTTCGACGTGTTTGAGATTGGGAGGCACACAGCGCGGGCGGAAGAGATTGGGATGCAGGAGTGGTGGCCGCGGTGGATTTCGATTGACTGGGGATTTCATCATCCGAGCGCGGTGTATTGGCATTGCGCGGTGCCGAGGGGATTCGCTGTTGACTGGAGACTAGCAACTGGTGGGCAGAAGGCCGGTGCTCATGCGCATGAGCGCGGGTTGATGATTAAGGAGCGCTTGAGATCCTTCGGACCAGCAGACGGCGCTGGTCCTCAGGATGACAGTAGTCGCGTATGCGAACTAGGTCGTGGCGGGCCGAGGATGGTGACGTATCGGGAGTTTGTGAAGAACGGGCTTTCGCCGCGGATGTTGGGGCAGGCGATTGCGGAACGGACGGCGGGAGAAAGGATCCGGGAAGTGGTGCTGTCGCCGGACGCGTTCGCGCACCATACAAGTGAAGCTTCGATTGCGGAGCAGTTGGGCGATGTGTTGGAGCAGAACGGATTGCCGCGGCCCGTGCCGGCGGACGACGAGCGCGTGGGCGGATGGCAGTTGATGTACCAGATGCTGGAAAACGATGAATGGGTGATTACGGAGAATTGCCGGGAGTTGATTGAGGGCCTGCCGCAACTGGTGAGAGACGAGAGTCGCGTGGAGGACATCCGGAAGGTGGAAGGGGACGATGCCGCCGACGCGGCGAGGTACGGAGTGGTTTCCGGCGTGAGATACGCCGGGTTTGGGGCATCCGCCACAGGCGGGCGGCCCGGGGCGGGGCAGGCCCCGCCCGATAACTTTGGAGCGGGCGCGGCGCGGTTTGTGCCGGGAATGCCGCTGGATGTGCAGATCGAACGGCAGATCAGTGCAAAGGATCCGACATCGCGAATGATTCACCGGGAGAGACTGACGGCGGAGGCGAAGAGGTATTTGGGCGGACATAAGTTTGGGAAGAGAAAATGGAATTGGTGAAAGAACGAAGCAAAGAAGCGAGGAAGTAACGAAGTAAAGATGCAGAGAGAGTCGGTCGTTTTGGTGAAGATGGGGGCGCGATGAGTGGATGCGCGAATGTGGTCGAGGAGCTCGAGCAGGAGATCAGGGAAGGCGACAAACAGGAGAGAAGCGGAACCGTCGAGCGAAGAGCCGAGTCAGAAACGCAGCGCGTGACGGAGAATGCGATTCGATTCGCGATTAATAGCCATATTTGCGAGGACTGAAGAGGACTAGGGGAGATTCATCGCACGAAAGGCGTGCGATGGAGAAGAGTTCCTCGCCCCGGAGGAGCTTCCGGGGCGCACAAACCGCGCTCCGCAGACTCCGCTCGGAATGACGGGAGGCGGTGGAAGCGAGATCGACCGAGGCGTGGCTGACGATGAGGTCCTTCGGGTCCCACCAAGCAGGCAAAGCGCTGGCGGAAAAGCCGACGCTATACCAGAAGCGGCCCACCTAAGAAGGTGGCCGCTACAGAGGGAAGGAATGTTGGATTGGTTGAAGAGGACGTTTCGGACGAGGTACGTGGCGCTGCTGGAAGAGGAGGTGGCGCGGCTGCGGGCGGAGAATCGCGCGCTGATGAATTCGCTGCTGGGGACGGTGGGATTCCCGCCGGTGGACTTTGGGGAAGTAGGAAAGCCCGTGATGGCGCCGCGGTTAAGAAGAAGATCGTGGCAGCAGATACAGAGGATGAAAGAAGACGGGGCAACGACGTAAAGAAGCAAAGAAGAAGCGAGAGAAGAGAGTGGTTGCCATTCGACGGTAAGAGCCCACCCTTTCTGCAAAAGACGCAGAAAAGGTGGGGCACCCTTCGGAGCTCAGGGTAAACCCTCGAGTACTTGGGTCAGGGCGTAATCGAGAAAAAGCATGGAAAACGGAATGAATGAGTTTGAACGGGGCGTGATTGCGCCGGCGGATGGGAATGCCGCGGGTGGGGAGTACGTGGCAGGGAACAGCAAGCGAGGTGTGTTGGACGATGAGGTCCTTCGGGACGCAAACGGCGCGTCCCTCAGGATGACAGAAGCGGTGGCAGGTGGGACGAGGGCACCGGATTTGGGGCCGAACCTGGAGAGGTTGGAGGAGGAGCGGCCGGAGCTGGTGAATGCGCTGCGGGAGTTGGTGCGGGAATACCGGCAGGAAGGCGTGGTGGCGCGGCGGCACGAGATTCGGCGCATCCGGCAGGCGCGGTTGTTCTGGCAGGGGATGCAGTATGCCTGGTGGAATCCGACGGATATGAATTGGCACTTGCCGTATGAGAGCCGATCGAACGACAGCCGGGAACTCGAGGAGATGCCGCGGTACCAGTTCGTGACGAATTTTTATCAGGGGTTTGGGCTGTCGTTTGTGGCGGTGCTTTCGCAGGACGTGCCGAGCGTGAGATTTTACCCGCAGTCCGCGCAATCGCTGGTGGATATTGCGGCGGCACGAGCAGCGAGCGATGTGGCGGAGTTGATCGAGCGGAATAATCACGTGGAGCATCTGCTGACGGTGATCGGGTACTTCCTGTGGACGGATGGGAAGCTGGGCGCGTACGTGCGGTACGTGGAGGATAGACAGCGGTTTGGATTCCGGGAGGAGGAGATCCTGGAGGCGATTGAAGTGCCACTGGGGCCGGACGTGTGGGTGTGTCCGGAGTGTGGGAAGGAAACGGCAGTCGGCCACGATCAGGAGGTTGGGGAAGCCGTGGCAGGATTGCCGGGATCCCTCCGCTCCGAGCCGCAAAATGCGCGGCTCTCCGGTCGGGATGACAACGATTTGATGAGTGGCAGCCAAGACGAGGTGGGTGAAGAGCGGCCCGCCTCAGAAGGTGGGCCCTACAAAGACAGGGCGTTGGTCGGTGCGAGTGCAGCCGTGTGTCCGGGGTGTGGGGCGGAGTTGGGCGAGAAGGATCTGAAGAGGGCGGAGCGGGTGCTGGTGCCGCGAGTGGCGGCGGTGCGGCGCGTGGCGAATGGGCAGGAAGTGATTTCGGTTGCGGGCGGGCTTGAACTGAATACGCCAGTGTGGGCGAACGAGATGCACGAGTATCCGTACTTGCAGTGGCAGACGGAAGTGCACCGAGCGAAATTGAAGGCCGCATATCCCTTGGCGGCGTCGAAGATTGAGAGCGCGCCATCGCAGGGAGCGGAAGATGTGTACGCGCGCGTGTCGCGGTTGAGCGTGGAGCAGGGATTGCCGACGGTGCATCCGGGCGATGCGCTGATGAATTTGATCACGTTTGACCGAACCTGGCTGCGGCCCTGGGCGTTTTACAGCGTGGAAGACGAAACGGTGCGGGGGGATTTGCTGGCGCTGTTTCCGGATGGATGCTACGTGGCGTTTGCGGGCGACGTGTATTGCGAAGCGCGAAATGAAGGCATGGATGATCACTGGCGCGTGCTGCACGCCTTGCCGGGAGATGGGCAGAACCGGCCGAGCGTGGGGGATTCGCTGGTACAGGTCCAGGAGCGGTACAACGCGTTATCGAATATTCAAGCAGAGACGTACGAGTATGGGATTCCGCCGATTTACGCCGATCCGCAGGTGCTGGATTTCGACGCGATCGGCAATCAGGTGGCAGAGCCGGCGGCACATTTCCCCGCGCGAGCGCGACCAGGACAGCCGCTGGCGGCGGGATTTTTCCAGCCCGCTCCGGCGCAGGTACCTCCAGACATGATCCGGCACCAACAGGATTTGATTGGACCCGTGGCGCAATTTTTGACGGGACTGTTTCCGGCGGTGTTTGGCGGAAACATGGAGGACGTGAAGACGGCGAGCGGGTACGCGATGGCGCGGGACCAGGCGATGGGACGGCTTGGGCTGGTGTGGCGGCGGTTGAAACAGTTTTATGCAGACGTGATGCTGCTGGCGGTGGATTGCTTCCGGAAGAACCGGCCGGAGGACGTGGATGTGCCGCTGCTGGGGCCAGATGGGATGCTGGACGCGAAGATGATTCGCGTGGCGGATCTGAAGGGGAATATCTGCGTGCATCCGGAGGCGGATGAGACGTTCCCGCGGCTCAAGTCGCAGCAGCGGGGCGTGCTGCAACAGTTGTTTGGCTTGAAGGATCCGGTGATCCAGGAGGCTTTGGCGGAGCCGGCGAACCTTGGGTACATCAAGAGCGTGCTGGGGCTGACGGAATTGGTGGTGCCGGGAGAGGACGCGCGGAACAAGCAGTTGCGGGAGATTCAGGTGTTGCTGAGCGGGGCGCCAATCGTGGTGGACGTCGCTCCTGACCCGCGAACCGTGACCCGTGAAGAGACTCCTGGTGCGTCCACTGAGGGCACACGGGACACGGAACACGAGACACGATCCGTAGTGCTGCCGTCGGTGACGGTGGATGTGCTGCTGGACGATCACGCCGTAGAGTTCGAGGAATGCAAGCGGTGGGCGAATTCGGAGGCGGGCCAGGCGGCGAAGATGACGAATCCCGCGGGCTTTGCGAACGTGCGGGCGCACGCGGAAGCGCATTTGCGGGCGCTGAGACCGCCAGAACCCACTCCGAATGCTGCTCCCTTGAGCCGTCGGCCGCAGATGGCTGGGAGTCGGCGATTGAGTCAGCCTCCTCCGCCGCCTGCGTTGCATCCTGGCGTGGACCGGGACAGTCCAGGGGACCACTGGGTCACCATCAACGGCAATCATGTCCTGATCCACGAGCCGCAAGGGACTCACCGAGACACCCGCCAGCAATCCAACACGCCTGGGCCATTTCACCCGAGCATCACCTATCGAAAAGGCCTGTCTCCTGACGATCAAGCCCTCGCAAGGGAGAAAATCGAAGCAGCGATAGCGCTGATCAACTCGAAGTGGGCACAACTCACCGACGAGGAAAAGTCGATCCTTCAGCATATTGAGTCGATTGAGGCCGACCCGGAGGCTGTGCGGCCATTTGTCTCTGAAGACATCCGTAAACTCACCCTGAACCCGGACTTCGTTAGGGATTCGAGCATTCCGTGGATCGCGTCATCTATTGTTCATGACGGGTATCACGTCATCCAATGGAAGCTGGGAGGGGTGCAAAACAGCCGAGGAACGCAAGCGGAAGTGCCGGCAATGCGGATTCAACTTGAGGCCGGGAAGAAACTCGGTTTAACCGATGTCGAGAAAAAACGGCTGAGAGAGTTCATTCAAAATCCTGCTCTTCTCGAAAAGTACGTACATACCCCACCGCATTAGAAACCCGCTATACTATCTGATGAAGTGCAGGGGATGTTCATGAGGCCGCTTACCGGATTTGCCAGGCTTGGGCTGGTTCTGAGGCTTGTTTTGTGCGGGACGGTGACGCTGGCCTTTCATTCTCACGCCAGGACCAGTGAAAAGGCGAAATTGACAGTTCTGCTGAGTTCGGACAAAAGTGAATACTCCTTGACGGAGAAGATCCGTTGGGACGTGCGGCTGCTTAATTCGGGGACGGAACCGTTGACTGTTTTCGGCAGGCTCCGCTGGGGATATGCGGCAGGGCTAACAATCCATGTCACGGATACCACGGGTCTTGATGTTCCGACGAGCTTCCTCGACGACGACGTGGCCCTTCCCAAGGAGTTGGAAGCCCGAGACTCGTTTGTCGTTTTGGCCCCTGGACATTATCTCGGAACATCGGCGAGAGTGGACCCGGTGACCAGCATTGTGAAGAGCGCCGGAACCTATTTCATCTATGTTGAATACCACACTATGATTCCAAAAAAGTCCGGTAAGGGGCCGAATTTCTGGAGTGCCGAAGAACCGGTCATCTACTCGAGCAAGATCGCGATTCATGTAAAGGACAAATAAAGACCGAACACACTGGAAAAGTGAAACGTCTGTCGACACCGGGGTGATAGGGAAGCCAATAAAACTGAAGGACTTCCTGAAGGGATGCTGAAGTGACCGGTCAGCGGTTCAGGTTGATTTTGGCGTCGCTCTTACTCGCTGCTTGTTTGGCAGCACAGGAGAAGGCAGTAGAAATAAGCTGACTGTCAAATACGACGGGCGAACGGTGCCGAATCCGGATCACATCACACTTAGCTCTAATGGTCGCGTCGCAAGAGTAGAGGTCAGGAACGGCAAGTTCAACGTTCCCGCGGAAATCTCACGCGCAAAGACGTGGCGGTTGGCTGCCCTAGTAATTGGAGAGCGGATACAGATATCCGGCTATCGGAGCGATCTGGCATACGAGAACTGGACGGTGCACGTAGCAAACCGCCATTACAATGAGGACTATGCCTTTGCCGTCCCCAAGGGTGCTGATATTCGTTCCTCATGCATCCTAGTACTGGAATCTGAGCACGTCGATCCTGGCACGGTGATATTCCAATCTCACTGTCGAAGCAGGGACTGAATCCGTGCAGGGAGAGGCGAGCGAATTCGGAGGCGGGCCAGGCAACGAAGATGACGAATCCGGCGGGGTTTGCGAATGTGCGGGCGCATGCCGAGGCGCATTTGCGGGCGATGCAGGGACAGGCGAAGGCTTAAGTGGCTGGTGACCAGTGACAAGGCGAAGGATGCGGCAACTCGTGCCAATAAGGTGGAGTTGTGTGGATAGGCTGAGTGCGCAAAAGCGGCAGCCAGGCTGCCGCACTCCAAAGTAGTGGCGCGCGATGTGGGGACCTGCATTGAAGTAGACGCAACGGACCGCCTTAGAAGGCGGTCCCTACAAAAGCAAGATTACATTGCCCCGAGGGATCGGGGTTTTTGTTTTTTGGCGAGGGTGAATCGTGCGTGGGCGCAGCCCTTCGCAGCACAGGGTAAAGACTGCTGCGCCCCTGCGAGGAAGTTGGAAGGATCTGGAAATGGTTGAGAACGCGGGAACGGTGAGCCGGGAAGTGTTTGCGCTGACGGATGAGCAGATTGTGGGACTGCAGCCGGAAGAGGCGGCGAGCGCGGAAGAGAGAAGCAGATCCCTCGCTGGCGCTCGGGATGAAAATCGTCGGATGGAGGGGATTCAAGACGCACAGAGCATGCCACGATCCCTCCGCTCCGAGCCGCTAAATGCGCGGCTCTCCGGTCGGGATGACGGAATCGAGCGAGTACCGCGAGACCGGCAAGGGGCGCGTCGAGAATGGAAGCAAACCAGCGCGACGAATTTGAGTGCGGATGGGAAGGGGGCACAGGCAAGAGTGCCTGGGCCACAAGAAGTGCCGGAGTGGTTGGCGGAACGGATGCAGGATCTGCGGCACGGGGGAGAGGCGAAGGAGTTTTGGGATGGGAAGCAGAGAGCGGAGAAGGAAGCGGCGGCGTATCGCGAAGTGTTTGCGACGCCCGAGGATGCGCGGGCGCTGAAGGAGATTTATCCGGGTGGGGTGAGCGAGGCGAAGTCGGCGGCGGAACGCGCGCGGACGCTGGATGAGATTGATGCGGCGTTTTACCGCGGGGATGCAGCGGCGCGGATGCAGTTGGCGCAGCGGATGATGGCGCAGGACCCGGCGGCGTTTCGGGAGATCGTGGAGGCAGGGGTGCGGCTGCTGAACGTGGCGCGTGACGCGCGACCCGTGACCCGGGAAGAAGGGAATGGCAGCGAGCCCTGGTTCGAGAGTGGTGCGGCTAACGTTGAGGTCCTTCGGGACGCAAAAGACGCGTCCCCCAGGATGACACGCGCAACAAAACTGGAAGTTGGTCAGTTGGACGGCGGCGTAAAGCCGCCGCTACAGGTGGAGGCGAAGAGTGCACAGGCCCTTCGAGACTCCCGGCAAGCAGGAGTGCCTGTGCCACAGGAAGTGGTGCGGGCGTACGGGGAGTTTGAGAGGAGCGCGAACGGGGAGCTGGAGAAAAGTGTGGGCGGGGCGATTGCGCGGGCAATGGAACAGGCGCTGCCGAATTTGCGGACAATGAGGGCAAGGCCTTCGCAGCTCAGGGCAAGCGGGGCGGACGCGGCACCGCTGCAGGAACGGCTGGCGGGAGCGGTGAGAGAAGAGGTGGAGGCAGCGCTGAAGAGCGACCGGCAACTGGGCGAACAGGTGGCGAGGATTTTGGCGGGGAAACGGTTTGACGCGGGCGCGCGAGGGCAGGTGGTGCGGCTGATCGATGCGCGGGCACAGCAGTTGGTGCCTGAGGCGGTGAAGCGGGTCGTGGGCGCATGGACGCAAACGACGCTGGCGGCACACGGGAAGACGAGAAATGCTACGGGGGTACGGGTGGAAGCGGTGGAGGGCAGCGCGCCACGCGTGGAGATCCGGAGACGCGAAACGCGCACGGAGAGTGCGCGGAAGGAAATGGTGAGAGCGTTCGAGGAGCCGCCGACGAGGCGCGGGCCGCGCGTGGATTACGGACGGTTCAGCGACGAGGAGATTGTGGGGTTGTGAGGGGGAAGAAGAATTGTCGGGGAGAAGGACGAGTCGAGTGGAGGACGTCTCATTGAGCCGAGACGGGGCTGACAGCAAGCCATGATCCCTCCGCTCCGGCCCGTCCTTCGCGATCGCTCAGGGTAAACAAAAGACGCGGGCCTCCGGTCGGGATGACAGGTTGGGGTGAGGTTGAGATCCATCGCGGGCAAGAAAAAGCAGATCCCTGGCGTTCGCTGGGGATAACAAGGCAGGTATGTCGGTAAGGCCTCGGTTGAAGTGGAATCTAAACCCGCACCCTTAAAACCGAAGGGTGCGGCACCCAGTAAAGAAAATAAGAAAGAGTTTGGCGCCTTCTCGAAAGACGCCTGAGTGGCTCCAAAAGCACCGGTCTAAAGACCGGCGGCACGTTGAAGCGGGCCAGTCAAATTAAGGAGAAAAGACAATGCCAGCACAAGCAAACGCGAATGTCCTCGCGTTGCAGCTCGAGAAGGTGCGCGACAAAGTGCCCCTGCTCTATGAGCGCGACGACATTTTATTGACGATGATCCAACAGCGAGGCGACGTGGAACGGGTATCGAGCCGCAACATGCGCCTGCCGTTGCAAGTGAACCCGGGAGGGAAGGCCGGGTCGTATAACGCGGACGGGGGAGACCTGGGCCGCGGAGGCGGGACGCAGTATGACGTGGCGCAGGTGTCGCCGATTTTCTTCCGGTTTGCGGTGGAGATCACGAAACTGGCGGAATACGCGACCACGGGACGCGAACGGGCGATCGAGGACACCGCGAAGCGAGAAGTGGTGAACGGAATGCGGGAATTCCGCTCATTCCTAGACAAGCTGATGCAGACGGCCGGGAACGGCGTGCTGGGAACGATCAGCGCGGTGAACGGAAGCACGTTCACCATGACCGTGCCCAGTGGCGCAGCGTTGGTGTATCCCGGACAGACGATCCAGATCTACGACTCGACGTTGACGACCAACCGGAACGTCGCCGCGGGCGTGACGACGACGGTGCTGACGGCGGATCCGATCACGACACAACAGATCACGGTGGACAACGTTCCGACCGGAACAGTTGCCACGGACGTGATTGTGCACGACGGGCTGAGTGGGTCGCAGCCGGTGTCGCTCTATGGGATCAAGTATCACCAGAACAACGCGACGACGGGGACCTGGCTGAACCTGAACCGCGCAACGTATCCGGTGCAACTGGCGACGCCGCGCGTGAACGCGGGCAATGCGGCGTTGACACCGGCGAACGTGCGCTTGGCGATCAACAAGGTGAGAAAAGCGCTGGGGATCAATCACCTGAGCAAGCTGATCGCGTACATGGCGGTGGAACAGGAACATGCGTGGGAAAACCTGGGCATCACGGTGAGCCAAGTCATCAAGGAAGGCGGCGGCGGAAACGGGAATGACCTGGATTTGCTGTTCACCGGACGGAAGACGATGAGCGGGATTCCGATCAAGTCCAGCGTGAACGCGGACCAGACGCGCGTGGACTTCCTGGATTTGTCGCACTGGGGACGGGCCGTGTTGAAGGACATTGATTTCTACGAGGTCAATGGGAACACGGTGTTTCCGATTTACGGGGCGAGCGGGGGAATTTCGGCGTCGTACATCTTTTATTTCGATACGGCGTTTCAGGTGTGGAGCGATTCGCCACGCAGCGGAGCGTACATCGATACGCTGGCGCGGCCGAGCGGGTACTGAGCGGAAGTTATCAATAAACAGTAAACAGTAATCAGTAATCGGAAAAAGGCGGGGCGTGAGATGGCGGCGTCCCGCCTGTCGTTTCCATCCTTTGCTCCCTTCGCCTCATTGTTCTGCGAACGGCATGATCGAGGTCACCCGAGAAAAACATGAAACGCCGGAGAGCGTGGCGCGGCGATTGTGTTTGGCGGGTGGGATGAACCGGTATGGTGAGGCGAACTACCGGGCGGTATGGGGATGGAACCGGTTGGGCTGGATTGGCGGGAAGTTTCAGGATCGGGATGCCGCAGGGAATTTGCTGCGGGAAGTGATGGAATTGCGATGGGAACCGAAGTATTCGCAGGTGAATCGTTGGCACGTGGAGCGGTGGGTACCGCCAGAGGCCTATGACTCGCCGCGGGCGTGGTATGCGCAAACGGTGGAGCGGGCGGATGGGAAGAGCGTGGCGGCATTGGGGCCGTATCCGGAGCGCGGGGAGTATGAGCATTGTTTTACGCTGCAGGGACCGCGCGGAGAGTTTGTGCAGCTGACGCCAACGATTGTGGAGTACGTGGCGCGGGCGATTGAGTGGGCGCGCCGGCAGGATCAAGCTCCGCAACGTGCGAAATTATACCAACGCGAGGCGCGGGAAGAACGGAAGTATGAAGAATGGGCTTACGACGTGATGGATGATGCGGTGCCGGCGATGCATGGGGCGCCATTTGTGAGCGTTTTATAGAGAGTCAAAGGAGTTCCAATGAGAGGTGGCCGCGTGGAGATTTGGCTGAAGGGGATGCTGGCGGCCGCAGTGAGTGGAGGCGCGG